GATTTTTTATGCCTTGCCAGATTGACGGCTGTGACCGCCCGCACAAAGCACGCGGCCTTTGCCAAACACACTATGCCCAGCGCCTGCGGGGCGTAGACTTTTCTCCCATTCGCAGTCGCGTTCGCGAAAAGCCGCCCAAGTGCGTTGAGGATGGGTGTGCCGAACCCGTGAAGTCTAAGGGTCTGTGCAAGACGCACTATCAGCGTCTACTGCGGCACGGCCACACCCAATATCGAGATCGCAAAAAACCGTCGAAGCAGTGTATGATTGATGGCTGCGACAACGTCTTGTACGCCAAGAGCTTATGCCACCAGCACTACATTAAACAGCGCAAATGGCAGGCATACGGCATAGACGCCGCGCGGTATCAGGAAATGCTGCGCGAACAGGGCGGCGTCTGCGCCATCTGTGACCAACGCGAGAAGACCACCGACCACGCATCCGGCAAGACCAAAGACCTCGCAGTCGATCACGACCACGTCACAGGCGCTGTTCGGGCACTGCTCTGCTCGGCCTGCAATACCGCCATTGGCCTCTTCAACGATGACGAGAAGTTACTAGCCAAGGCGCAAACATATCTGTTATATCATAGACATTCCGGGTTAAACCGGCGTTGCAGACAGTCCCGGCTGACGTCATGCAGACTGTAACGCCTATCTCGCATGAGAGGAAAACATTATGGCTCAAACTCGTTTTTCCGGTCCGGTCCGGTCTGACAACGGCTTCATTGGCGCTGTTACCGGAAACATTACCGGAAATGTCACGGGCAATGTCACGGGCAATGTGACGGGCGACATCTTCGCGACCGATCAGGCTTTGTCTGGCGCTGGCGCGGTTAATCTCACCGACATGCTCACCTCGTTGACCACTACGGGTGCGGCCCAGGCTTTGACGCTGGCCAATGGCACTACTGGTCAGATCAAGATCATCAGCCATGTGGTTGACGGCGGTTCTGCCGTTCTCACGCCGACCACAAAGATTGGCTTCACGACCATCACCTTCACCAATGTGGGTGATAGCGCGACCCTCGTTTACACGGCTGCCGGCTGGGCGATTATTGGTATCAGCGGCGCGGTTGCGGCCTAATAGGAGGTCGCAATGGCTGATACAGTCTCCTCACAGACGATCCTTGATGGTGAACGGCTGTTCATAGGCAAGTTTACTTGCATTAGTGACGGCACCGGGGAAACTGCTGTTGTAAAAATTGACGTATCAACGCTGACCCGAAATGCTTTTGGTTTTGCCTGTAATGGGATCAAGATCAATAAAATTTGGGGTGCCAATCATGGCCTCAACATTCGCATTTTGTTTGATGCGACTGCTGATACATTTGCGTGGATGATCCCTCAAAACAGCAATTACCTCATGGATTTCTCTTCGTTTGGCGGCATCCCCAGTAATGCGGGCGCCGGCGTAACGGGGGACGTTCTTTTCACCACAACTGATGCCACTGCTGGCGACAGTTATACTGTCGTCATTGAGGGCATTAAAACCTACGCCACCTCTTAACGGGGGTGGCGTATGGAACTGATGGTGTGGAATACGGTCCTGTCTTTGGTGATCGGTATCATCAGTTGGGTGCTGCGGGATAAGGCGGCTGAATTAGCGCGCGTAACGATCCTGCTGAATAAGACCCGTGAAGAGATTGCCAAGGAATATGTGACCAAGGTTGAGGTTCACGCCGATATCAATCGCGTCATGAACCGCCTTGAGGTGCTAGATGCAAAGCTTGATCGGCTGATCGAGAGCAACCGAGTGAGAGGGATTTAACATGGGCAAGACGCTCAAATATGTTTCTGAGTTCAGCTTCCCCTCTGACAAGGGGTATTCTGGCTCTGCCGGCAAGACGATGGTCAAGGGGTACGCCCGTGGCGGATCCTGTGGGCCGATGAAGAAGGCCGATGGCGGCATGGTGGATGATCCCCGCCGCCCAATGATGGACCGCACGGTTGGTGAATACATCAACGCCGTCAACCGCGAGCGGGCCATGGAAATGGCTGATATGATGGCCGCGGAGCGGGCTGCCGCGCTTCTCCGCGCCCCGCGCCGCATCTCCCAAGGTTTGCGCTCCCCTCGCGCTGAAATGGCCCGTGAGCGGGCTATTATGGGCGAGGATGCGGGTTACAAGAAGGGTGGCATGGCGATGCGTAAGCAGTACCCGACCAACAACGGCAAGCCTATGATCAGCGGCCCCAAGGCGGCGCCGGCTCCCAAGGCGGACATGCTTTACAGCAAGAAGGAAGTTGGTGCGAAAAACCTTCTTCGTGACGGTAAGGCGCCTGCGCTGCCCCATGCAAAGGGGTCTGTGAATATGAAGAGTGGCGGTACGGTGAAGAAGGCTATGGGTGGTGTTATGCCGGGTGGCGGCAAGATGACCCAATCTCAAATGCAGGCTGCTGCTCAAGGTGGGCGCCCCGGCGTGTCTGTTGCCCGTATGCAAACTACGCCATCGCCGCTTTCTCAATCTGATCTGAGGGTTATGCAAGAAGCGGCACAGCAAAATAAGGGTGAGATTAGGATTCCGCCAAAAGAAATTATGCAGCAGGCTCCCGGCGTTCGCCCGCGCGGGGCTGGTGGGCCTCTGCCGCAAGTTGAAGTTAATCCAAACGTGCGGCCAATTCCTTCGCCAAATTCGCGTTCTTCTATGTTGCAAGGTCAAATTCCAGCAAACCCACAAAATGTACGGTATGCAACAAAGGAGGCAGCCGCAGCGGGACAAAAGGCGTGGGATGCGTATCAACAATTGCCCCAATCGCAGCGGCAAGCAATGGAATCTGTACGAGGGCAGATGCAACAACAGATGGCTGGTCGAGGTCCGCAAACCATGCCGCCTGTAGGCAGCAGGGTTGGTACTGGCGGTCCCGGCGCACCTCTGCCGGGCCGTAAGACTATGGGCGGCGTAATGCCCAAGCCGGGCCAAGTGGGCAGCGCGACGGGAAGCACGCCAAATATTGGCGGCGTTCCAGGCCGCGTGATGGCGAAGGGCGGCGCGGCCAAGGTTGGCAAAGTCATGCGCGAGTTTAAGGCTGGCGAGCTGCACTCTGGCAGTAAGTCTGGGCCCGTCGTGAAGAGCCGCAAGCAGGCCATTGCAATCGGCCTGTCTGAGGCTCGCAGGGGCAAGAAGTAAAACTTGGCATTTGGTTTGCGGTGAATTATAGTTTGCCGCAAACCTACCGGGGCAAGCTGAAACAGCGGCCAACGCTTTTATAGCGGAGAACGCATGGCCTATTCGGGTAGCATAAGTGGCACGACATTCAATGCCTTGAGGGTGGTTGATCATGCCTTCAGGCGTTGCCGTTTGCCTGCCCAGGCAATCACGGCCGAAATGCAATCTTATGCCTTGGATAGCCTCTATTTGATGCTTTCTGAGCTGGCGAACATCAAGACGCCCAGCTGGTGCATCGAAAAGCTGATCTTGCCGATGTATGAGAACCAGCCGATCGTCACGCTGCCTATTGGCACGGTTGAGGTGCTGAACCTCAATTATCGGACCCTGCAATTGCTCTCGGGTGCGACCACAACGACTTCCACCAGCTACACGGTAAATTTCACCGATGACACGGTGGTGAATACTGTGGGCGTGGAATGGAACGGCGTTGCCCCGACATTGACCTTCCAGGTCAGCAATGACGGCGTTACCTGGACGACTGTTGGCACCCAGACGACTGCTGCGGTTGCCGGGGATATCACCTGGACGGATATCGCGGTTGGCCTGCCATACCAGTATTTCCGGATCACGGCGCCAACCACCATCAATTACACGGCTATCACGCTGGGCAATTTGCCGCAGGAAATCCCGCTTGGGCAGTTGAACCGCGACAGCTATGTGAACCAGAGCAACAAGGTGTTTCCTGGCCGGCCGAGCAACTACTACTTCCTGCGTGATCTGCCTGAGCCCGTCGTCTACCTCTGGCCGGCGCCGTTCAGCGCCGCAGAACAGGCCCAGCTTGTGCTGTGGCGGCACCGGCAGATCATGGACACCGAGAACCTGCAGCAAGAGGTTGAGGTGCCCCAGCGTTGGCTGGAGGCCATTGTGAATGGCCTTGCGGCGCGCATGGCGGCCGAAACTCCGGCGGTGGATGTGAACCTCATCCCGGTGCTTGAGCAGCGTGCGGCGATCACGGTGCAACGGGCATGGGATGGTGATGGAGATGGCTCGCCCATTCAGATCAATCCCGGCATTCGGGCGTATACAGCATGAAATTTTATACATACGCTCATCGAAAAAACTCAAATGGCGATATATTTTATATCGGGAAGGGCGTTGCTTCTCGGCATAAAAGCTTGAAATCAAGAAGTAAGTTTTGGTTTAATATTGTTAATAAGCATGGATATACGCCAGAAATATTGGCGTACTGGGAATCAAATGAAGAAGCTTCAAAACACGAGCAATTTTTGATTTCAACATTGAGAAAAATGGGTATTTCTTTATGCAATATGACTGATGGAGGTGAAGGGCGTAGGGGGGTTACAAATACGCCAGAAATTCGGGCTATTCATTCAAAAAGAATGCAAAATCCTGAATTTAACCCATCAAAACGAGCTGATGTTAGGGAAAAATTAAAAGGCTCTAATAACCCTATGTTTGGCCGTCGCGGTAAAAATAACCCTAATTATGGTCGTTCTAGGGAAGATCAAAGGGTTATAATTACATGCCCAAAATGCACAAAATCTGGTAAAGCTGCAGGCATGAGGCGTTGGCATTTTGATCATTGCAAAATAGGTGGCACGGCATGAGTGGGATTTTCTTAGACCCTACCGGCCAGCCTACTTATGGCATTGGCATCTGCGGGCGGTGTTCGCGCAAGATGCTGTTGTCTGCCTTGGCGCCGGATCCGAATTACCCTGGCCTGATGGTGTGCGATGAAGATCGGGATCAGTATGATCCCTATCGCCTTGCGCCTCGGCCGCCTGATCAGATTGTGTTGCCGTTCAATCGGCCTGACACTCCCATCAATACTCGGCCTGCTGGCGTCATACAGGAGCAGGGTGACGAGTTCTTCATTACCGAAGACGGCGACGGTTATCTGGAGTTCTAAATGTCTGTACCCAGCAATCTGATCCCGACCCGCATTACGCAGCTTCCCGTCGCGCCTGTGGCCGACGAGGACAGCCTGATGATGATTGTCTACCAGGGCAACAATTATCAGATCCGGGTGGGTGATCTTCTTAGCGTCGCTGGGGTGCCGGTTACTCGTCAGGTTATTGCCGGCACTGGCATGACTGGCGGCGGCCAGCTTAGCTCCAATGTGACGCTGAGCATTGCGCCGGGTGGCGTGGGCTCTACTGAGCTTGCCAATTCTGGGGTAACTGCGGGGGTCTACGGGACGGCCACGAATATCCCGGTATTCACGATTGACGCCAAGGGCCGCGTTACCGCGGCGACCACGGTTCCGGCGACCATTAGCGGATATGTGCCAGATACTCGGCAGGTCATTGCCGGCACGGGCTTGAACGGCGGTGGCCAGCTTAGCGCGAATGTCACGCTCAATGCCGACTTGAGCAGCGCCACGCCATTGGCGGTGTTCCAGTCTGGCGACGCCGGCACTTCAACGGATATTGCCCGTGCGGATCACAGGCACCCGGCGATCGACCTAAGCTCTGACGACGAGGTTGACGGGATACTTGGCCTGAATAGCGGCGGCACTGCCCGCAGCATTGTGGCCACTCCTGGCGCCGTGGTGTGGTCTGGGGCCGATGGGCTTTATGTGAGTGCTGTTGGTGCGGCTGGGCAGGTTTTGGTTTCTGGCGGCACTGGAGCGCCCACCTGGGGCTCTGCGCTGATTGTATCTGATCAGGCTGCAAATGTGGTCTATGCTGGCCCGACAAGCGGGCCTGATGCTCCCACGTCCTTCCGGCTTTTGGTCACTGATGATTTGCCTGCTTCTGGCGTAAGTGCCGGGACGTATGGTTCATCTACGGCCATCCCTGTTTTCACGGTAAATGCTAAAGGGCAAATTACCTCTGTTACCAACACTGCGATTTCCAATGTTGTCACATCCTTTGCGGGTGGCACGACGGGGTTGACGCCGGCAACCACGACCACCGGGGCTGTCACTCTTGGTGGTACTCTTGTCGTGGCCAATGGTGGCACCGGCGCAAACACCCTTACGGGCTATGTGAAGGGGTCTGGCACCAGCGCGCTGACTGCGTCTGCCACCATCCCCAATACCGACATCACCGGCCTCGGCACGATGTCTACGCAGAATGCGTCTTCCGTCGCGATTACCGGCGGGACCGTAAATGGCACGTCAATTGGCGCGACCACGCCGGCTGCGGGGACGTTTACCTCTGTGGGGATGACGAGCGGCACGATTACGACTGCGCCGTCATCCGGCAATGACATCGTCAATAAGACCTATGCCGATTCTATTGCGGCGGGCATCAATTTTCACCAGTCTTGCCGTTTGGCTACGACTGCCGCGCTTCCAAGCTGCACATACAACAATGGCGTTTCTGGGGTTGGCGCGACGCTTACTGCTACGGCGAATGGCGCCCTGTCGGTTGATAGCACTGCGGTGGCGGCGACCAATCGCATCTTGGTCAAGAACCAAGTCAATCAAGCCCACAATGGCGTTTATGTCGTCACCCAAACTGGCAGCGGGGGTTCGCCGTTTATTCTGACCAGGGCGACTGATTTTGACACTGCCGGGTCTGGCGTTAATCAGATTGATGCCGGCGACTTCTTCCTGATTACTGCCGGATCTACCCTGGCCAATACTTCTTGGGTGCAGCAGACGCCGCTGCCCATTACGGTTGGCACGACGGGGATTGTGTTTTCTCAGTTTGGCGCGCCGCTGACTTATTTTGCCGGCACGGGCCTGACTGAGTCGCCGGCATACACGTTCAACATTGCCAATACTGGCGTTGTCTCTGGCAGTTATGGCGGCGCGGCGACTGCCATGACGCTGAGCATCAATGCCCAGGGGCAGATTACCAGCGCCACAGACGTTTCGATTGCAATCAATGGCAACCAGATTACGTCTGGCACTGTTGGGTCTGCCTACATCAGCGGATCTTACACGGGCATCACAGGCGTTGGTACGCTGACCACACCCACGGTCATCTCTGTTAATTCTTCTTCTGACGGCCTTCGAATTACCCAGACAGGCGCTGGCAATGCGCTGGTGGTTGAGGATAGCGCCAACCCTGATGCCACGCCGTTTGTGGTGAATGCAGAGGGCCGCTTAATTGTCGGCAGCACGCAAACGCAACCATCTTTGGGTGTCACAAATACGCCCTCAGTTAGCGTTTTTGGGAATAGCGCATCAAATAATGGTTTTGGAAATTATTCATACACTGCCTCAACATCAGGAAGCTTTTTTAATTTTGTAAAATCAAGGAGTGTAACTCCTGGCAGTTTTGCTATTTTAACCAGCGCCGACGATCTTGGTTACATCAAGTTTATTGGGGATGATGGAACCCAATTTGTCGAAGCTGCCCGCATTATGTCTGAAGTAGATGGTACTCCAGGCGTTAATGATATGCCTGGGCGTATATTGTTCAGCACCACTCCTGCTGGTTCCTCTACGCCAGTAGAGCGGATGCGTATTGGTAGCACGGGAAGTATCGGCATTGGTACCGCTGGTACCGAGCCTTTTACCATCAGGAATCTTAGAAACTTCTCAGGCGCAACAAGTGCTTATGGTATTTCTCAGGGCGGTGAAATACAATCAGCGGTTACTGCTAATGCTTATGTGAACCACACTGCGCCAACAACTCAAGCTACTGCATTTACTCTTACTAATGCATATCATTATCTTGCAGCTTCTTTAACTCTTGGCGCCGGTTCATCAGTTACAAGCCAATATGGATTCTCGGCTGGTAGTGGATTAACCGCAGCGACTAATAATTACGGCTTCCATTCCAACATCGCCTCCGGCACAGGGCGTTGGAATTTCTACGCCAATGGCACTGCCACAAATTATTTTGCTGGCGATGTGGGGATTGGAACAACAACCCCAAGTTCAAAGCTTCAAGTTAGCGGCACGGTCACGGCGACTGCATATGCCGGCATTGATGGGGGCACATTCTGATGATTGACGAAATGGTTGCTCTTCAACTGAAAACCCAGTACAAATCAGGAAACTTGAGGTAAGCCATGGCACAGACAGGTTACACCCCGATCCAGTTGTATCGCACGACGACTGCGAGCGCGACGCCTACTGCCGGTAATTTGACGGACGGCGAGCTTGCCATCAACACGACTGACGAGAAGCTCTACTTCAAGAATGCCTCTGGCACGGTAAAGCTTCTTGCGGCGAATGTTATGCCGGTTGCGAATGGCGGCACGGGCGCGACAACGGCATCTGTGGCCCTGACAAACCTTGGCGCCGTGGCCAAGGCCGGCGATACGATGACTGGCGTTCTTGCATTTACTGCTGGAACGGTTTCTGCGCCGGGTATTACTTTTTCTGGCGACACCAATACCGGGATTTTTTCTCCTGCGGCTGACACCATTGCCTTTACAGAGGGCGGTGTTGAGTCGATGCGCATTAACAGCAGCGGCAACGTGGGGATTGGGACGAGTTTGCCTGGGGCAAAGTTGGCGGTGCAAAATGACCGCGCTGCTACAGCACTTAGTCAGATTTGGTCCGTATATAACGGCGCATCTTTTGAGAATGATGTCACGCTTGCCTACACGGGGTCTGTCACCAACTTTGGTAATTTCCAATCCAACCCGCTTGCGTTCTTAACCAACAACACCGAGCGTATGCGCATCGACAGCAGCGGCAATGTGGGGATTGGGACGAGTTCGCCCAGTAGCTACGGAAAGTTTGCTGTTATTGGCACTTCAGGGGCGCAGCAGGCGTTCATTGGTGTTGGGAATGATGGATGGACGTTCAACACATTTAGTTCTGGCTCTGCTTATCTAACCTATGCTTCTGCAACCGTTACAACTGCTGCGATTGGAAGTCAGCAAGCTATACCTTTGGTTTTCCTGACCACAAACACCGAGCGTATGCGCATTGACAGCAGCGGCAACGTGGGGATTGGGACGAGTTCGCCACTTTCTTTGCTTCACTTAAATAAAGGTTCTGGCGCGGCTGATATTCGTTTTTCAGTCGCTGGAGTACTTTATGGAACTGCGTATGCCTCTTCATCTGATATGACGATTAGCAGCGTTACGGCAATTCCGCTAAAACTTGGAACCAATAATACGGAACGCTTTCAAATTGGCTCATCCGGGCAACTTGGTATTGGCGGCGCAAACTACGGCACCTCGGGTCAGGTATTGACTTCCAATGGTTCTGCTGCTGCTCCTTCTTGGCAGACTGCGGGCGGCGGCTTCGCGGCTGGCACTGCTATGATGTTTGTGCAGACCGCAGCGCCTACTGGTTGGACTAAAAGCACGACGCACGACAATAAGGCCCTGCGTGTTGTGAGTGGTGCCGCGAGCAGTGGTGGTAGTGTTGCCTTTACTACTGCATTTGCCTCACAAACACCCGCTGGTACGGTTGGAAACACAACGCTATCAACTGCTCAAATCCCAAGTCATACGCATACTTATGACGGGCCTGTAACTGGTGGAAGTGTTTATGATGGAGGTGGAGATTCTTTTGGTAGTAGAACATCAGGTGCTACTGGTGGTGGTGGTTCACACAATCACTCATTTACAGGCACCGCAATTAACTTGGCTGTGCAATACGTTGATGTAATTATTGCGACCAAGGATTAACGCCATGAAAATTGAAGTTAAATCAAATTGTCCGTTAAATAGTTTCCAGCCTTGTCGGCAAACTGATTGCGCTTGGTTTACGCAAGTTCGCGGTCACAATCCAAATACTGGCGCAGAAGTTGATGAGTGGGCGTGTGCTATAGCTTGGCTTCCAATGCTGCTTATTGAAAACAGCCAGCAGCAACGGCAAACAGGCGCGGCTGTTGAGAGTTTTCGCAACGAAATGGTCAAGGCCAATGAGGTGAGCCAGCAAGTTTTGCTTGCTGCCGCTACAACCACCCCAAAATTGATTGGAGGCATATGATGCGATTCACGCTGATCGTCCCAGATGGGACAATGGCTATCGATGATGTCGGCCATCAAATTAATGTTTCTTCTGCCCCGTCTGGCCTCCATGCGGTTCAGTGGTATGGCGCTTGGGGTGAAGAAGAATGGTCTGATGAACGTGGTCGGATTGTTCGCAATCAAGAAATAACCGAACCATCTCCATACCAATGGGCAATTGATGCCTGGACTGTTGCAGAGCAAGAAGCGCAAGAAGCGCAAGCTGCGGCTACAGCAGCCTCTGCTCTCTCTGCCGCACCATCAGAAGGCCCAACGGTGATCTGATGCGTCAGCATTGGTAGTGCCCAATGGAGTTGCCCAAACTTACTCCTGTCGTTCAATTCCTCACGGCTAGTTTTGCGCTGGCCGTGGGAGGCTACACGGCTGGAGAGAAGTTTGGGTGGTTCAAGAATGAAATCATTGCCTGGGCGCCAGAGCATTTTAGGATTGAACCGGCAAAAATTGGGCATCCCGTTACGGTAACAGTGGCGCGGATCAAAAAGCGCGACGACTGTTCTGTGGAAAACTTTGAGGTGACCATTCGCGACGGCGCTGGCGTAATCCACCAAGCCGCGCCGAGCATGACGCGGTTTACCGGCCCCGCAGGCCCAGAGATAGACACGTTCACCTACCTGCTGAACATCTCAGACAAGGAGACTATCGCCCCAGGCCGGGCGACGCTCTTGGCCACCATCAAATACAAATGCCCGGAGGGTGAGCGCACTGTCACCTACCCTCGGCATCAGAACCTGACCTTTATGTTGGAGAAGTGACATGGACAACCTTCTCAACCTCGTGCGCACGGTTGCGCCCAGCATCGCCAGCGCCGTTGGGGGGCCTTTGGCCGGCATGGCCACCAGGGCGATTTCCGAGGCCCTGCTGGGCAAGCCAGACGGCACTGAGCAGGAGCTTGCCGAGGCTGCGGCCAAGGCCACCCCAGATCAGCTGCTGGCCCTCAAGCAGGCCGAGCAAGATTTTGCCGTGAAGATGCGCGAATTGGATATTGACCTGGAGCGGATTGCTAATGCTGACCGCGACAGCGCACGGAACCGGGAAGTGGCCGCCAAGGACTGGACCCCGCGTGTCCTAGCCGGGTTGGTTACGGGTGGCTATTTTGGGGTGCTGTTTTATATGTTGATCAATGGCCTTCCAACGCACGGCGGGTCTGAGGCCATGTTGGTGATGCTTGGCACTTTGGGGACGGCCTGGGGTGGCATTATGGCATACTATTTTGGCTCCTCCGCCGGCAGTAAAGAGAAAACAGACGCGATGAATAGGATGGCTCGCAGATGAGCGAATTGTTTCCCAAGGTTCTCAAGTCTGTTCTGAAGCACGAGGGGCTTTGGAGCGACCACAAGGATGATCCCGGCGGCGCGACTATGAAGGGCGTGACGCTCCAGACGTATTCCGACTGGCTCGGGCGGCCGGCAAGCAAAGATGAATTGCGCAACATCCCAGATGACCACTTGGAGGCCATCTACCGCAAGGGATATTGGGCCAAGATCCGGGGCGATGAGCTTGCCGAGATCTCGCCTGGGCTTGCGGCATGCGCTTTTGACTTTGCGGTGAACAGCGGCCCAGGCCGGGCTGCCAAGGCCCTCCAGAGCCTTTGTGGGGCGGTTACGGATGGCGCGATTGGGCCCAACAGCCTGAAGCAGATAAAGGCCTGGGTTGGGATCCTTGGCCATAAAAGCGCAATTGAGGCCTTCCAGGCGTTTCGCCAGCATTACTTGGAGAGCCTGGACACCTTCGCTACTTTCGGCCGGGGTTGGACCCGGCGCGTTGCTGAAGTGCGGGAAGAGGCCCTCAAATTGTCTGCGGGGGCCTGAATATTCTCGGCAGTAAATTGCCTTGCCTTAGCTATGAGGCAGGGGCTATATTTGAAAAACGGCGCAAGCTGAAGCAGCTGCGGAGAGTAAATCCGGCGGAGTCAGCATGGCGTATGTAATGACCTACGACAGTTTGCTGGTCGATCTGCGACGTTATCTTGAGCGTGGCTTTACGCAGGAAAGCGACCAGATTGTCTACGACCAGTTGCCTCGCCTTATCACATTGGGCGAGCGCCGGATTGCGCGCGAGCTGAAGATTGAGGGCTTTATTCGTGCCGTGCAGACGCCGCTTCAGATTGGCGTTGCGGTCTACTTGAAGCCAGATCGGTGGCGCGACACTGTCAGCATGACGCTTAATGGTGCGCCAATTTTTGCCCGGTCTTACGAGTATTGCCGCAACTATTGGCCGAATGAGGCCCAAACTGGCACCCCGCAGTTTTATGCCGACTATGACTTCCAGCACTGGCTGATTGCGCCGACGCCTGACGCGGACAGCACTCTGGAGATTTTATATTACGAGCAGCCTGCGCTGTTGGGTGAAGAGTTGCAGACGAATTGGCTGACGGAATATGCGCCTGATTTGTTGCTCTATGCGGCGCTGTTGGAGGCGACGCCATTCTTGAAGAGCGACGAGCGCATGCAGACTTGGCAGGCTTTGTATGACAGGGCGGCTCAGGCCATTAGCGGCGAGGATCTGAAGCGCATCATGGATCGCAGCGCCAACAGGAGTGAAGCCTGATGACTATCTACACCGACGTTTTTGGCGGCGCTAATATCTACCCGAGTGAAATCAGCTACAGCTCAATCGCGCTTTCTGCTGATGTGACGCTCAGCTGGCCGGAAGAGACTTCCACCAATACCAATCTGGCGACCAGGATTATTGATGTCACGCCGGCATCTTCCGGCCTGAGCATCATCCTGCCGGATGCCAACAAGACTGGCACTGGCAATACGATCCTCTTCAATAACCGCGGCGGGAGCACGTTCACTGTCAAGAATGCCGTCGGCACGCAAGTTGTCACGATTGCGGGCGGCGAGTTGTGGCAGGTTTATGTTGCCAGCAACACGACGGCGGCCGGCACTTGGCGGTCCTTGCAGTATGGCGCGGCGGCGAGTGTCGCGAATGCCTCTGCCTTAGCCGGCAATGGGATTGTCGCGGTTGGCACTCTTCTCAGCCAGTCTGTCCCGGTCACGACGTTCAACAGCAACTACACGTCTGGAACTGCTGACCGCGCCCTCATGTACAATTGGACTGGCGCGGCTGGGGTGTTTACGCTGCCGGATCCTGCAGTGGTGGGCAATAATTGGTTCCTCTACCTGCGCAATTCAGGCACTGGCGCCATTGTGGCGACGCCGCCGGGTATTGTCACGATTGATGGGTCTGCGACGCTCAGTTTCCAGCCGGATGAGTCGGCCATCATTGTTTCGGATGGCACCAACTTCCACACCATTGGATTTGGGCAATCTGCGACTTTCGCGTTTGACTATACTGTCATTAGTGTTGCCGGAACTGGCACCTACACGCTGACAGGGTCTGAGCTCAATCGTATTGCGTACCGATTTGCTGGCGTGTTGACTGGCAATCGGATTGTCGTCGTTCCGGCGACCATTCAGCAGTATTGGGTCGATAACCAGACGACTGGCGCGTTTACGTTGACGATTGCGCCATCTGGCGGCGGCTCTAGCGTCAACATTGCCCAGGGCTCTCGCTCTATCCTCTATTGCGATGGAACTGACGTTCTTGAGGCCGACACTGCCGGCGTGTCTTTCCCTATTACAATTGCCCAAGGCGGAACGAATGCCACCACGGCAAGTGGCGCGCGGATTAACTTGGGCGGCACTTCGACTGGGATTGCTCTATTTACTGCGGTGGATCAGGCGGCGGCTTGGGCTGCCTTGGGCGTTGCCCAGGCCGGCAATATCAATGGCGGCACGTTCTGATGAAGGCAACGACTGTCGTCCTCAAGTCTGCGGCGGGCATTAAGCGTGACGGTACGCGCTTTGAGGGCGACAATTATATTGACGGCCAGTGGGTGCGGTGGCAGCGCGGCTTGCCTCGCAAGATTGGCGGCTATCGTTCTGTTCAAAAATATCTAAGCGAAATCAGCCGCGGCTTTTCTACATTCACCCAGAATGGGTTTGTTTACTGCCATTCTGGCAGTGAGAATTACCTTGAGCGGTTCACGATTGATGCGAGCTTCAACAGCTCGGTTGTGACTGACAGGACGCCTATCAATGTGGCCGCGACTGCGACGGTGACATTGACTGGCGGCGCTGCTGGGTCTGTTGATATGATCACGGTTGACGGCGTCAACATCATGTCTGGGTCTGTCGCCTTCACGACGAACTTATCGACCACGGCGACTGCAGTTGCGGCCAACATCAATGCCCACACGTCTGTGCCGGAATACACGGCGGCGGCCGTCGGCCCAATCATCACGATCAGTGCGGCGGCTGCGGCTGGGTCGGATCCCAATAGCTACCAAGTGGCGGTCACGACCACCACCATCACAGAGACGCACACTGACATGGCCGGCGGGTCATTTGCCTACACGGCAAGCGCCGACAATGCCTGGATGTTTGACTATCAGTATGAATCGTCTTCAAACCAAAACTACATCCTTGCGCATGCCGCCCCGAATTTGAGTTGCATCTGCAATGACCAGGGTGGCCAGATTTTCTATGGCGATGTTTTGGGGACGAATAAGCTGAAGTCCATTTCGCTGCCGGCCGATGCAAATGCCACTGGCGGAATTGTCTCCCTGCACCCGTATTTGTTTTACTACGGCACTGATGGGATCATTGGGTGGTCCAAGCCTGGGGAGCCGACAGAGCTTCGCGATACGGCTGCAGGTGCCGGATTGGCGCGCGTGTGGGGCCAGAAGATCATCAAGGGCCTTCCCTTGCGTGCTGGCTCTGGGAGTGCCCCTGCGGGCATCTTCTGGGCATTTGATGCGGTCATCCGCGCCACCTTCACGGGTGGCGCTTCCGTCTTCCAGTTTGACGTTGTCGCGACTGACACGTCTATTTTGTCTCCCACCTGCGTCATTGACTATGACGGCGTGTTTTTCTGGTGTGGCGTTGACCGTTTCATGATGTTCAATGGCGTGGTGCGTGAAGTGCCAAACAATATGAATATCAATTACTTCTTTGACGGTCTTAACAAATCACAGCAGAATAAGGTCTTTGCCTTTAAGGTGCCTCGGTATGGCGAGATTTGGTGGTGCTACCCGCGTGGCGATGCCACCGAATGCACGCATGCCGTCATCTACAATGCCCGCGAAAACACTTGGTACGACACTGAGTTGCCGAATGGCGGGCGTTCTGCCGGCCAGTTTGCAAACTCCTTTGCGGCGCCTGTTCTGACGGGCGTCACTCAGAATGTGGACGGCTACAAGGTTTGGGTGCAGGAGCAGCTGACTGACGAGTATGATGGGCCGAACATCTTCCCCATCCAGTCATACTTTGAGACTGCCGACTTGTCGCAGTTGGTTCAGGGCCAGAACGAGTATCTGCGGATCACGACGATTGAGCCTGACTTTGTGCAGCGCGGCGCGATGACTGTGCAAGTTACTGGCCGAGCTAATGCAAGGGCTCCAGAGGTTTACAGCACAATCTTCACGTTCCCTGAGAACCCATCCACGCCACATGAACAGATTGTCATGCTCAAGGAGCAGCGCCGTGAATTACGGGTGCGATTTGAAAGCAATGAAGTCTATGGCGATTATCAGATGGGCCAGATCATTGGCCATATGTCTGTGGGCGACAGGACGGTACTGGGATGAGCATTCGCGTTACTCTCCCTACTGGGCTTGGGTTGCGGGATTGGGCAGATCAGATTGCCTTGGACCTTGATCCTTATGGCACCTTTGGGCGTCTGGACATTGAGGATCAGTGGCAGAATTGGGCCATGCAGTTTCTTAACAATATGACGCTCAAAGAAAATTTCCCAATCCCATATTATTTCGATAATTGGCGGGAATGGGCTGAGCGTTTTTGTCAGGCTTTGGAGTAGCGATATGGCGATGATCCGCGATCAAATTATGCAGGTAGCTCAGTCTGACCCAAGCTTCTCTCAGGCGATCGACGCCATGGAGCAGGCGGTCATCAATATGCCCGTCACTCCAGAGGATCTGGATGAAATCATCGCCCTCTTGGAGTTTGTGATCCAGAACCCCGACAAGTATGGCGAGGTTCGTCAGGCGGCGATTGAAGACGAAGAAATCGACGAGAATACGCTGCCGCCTCAGTTTGATCCGATTTACATCATTTCGCTTTTGGTTGCGCTGTATGGCCTGCAGGATCGCCTGCAAGAGCAGGGCTATGCCCGTGGTGGCCTGACTGTCGCGGCGCGGCGTGTGCAGGCTGCCGGGCGTGGCGGCGATACAATCCTAGCGCACATAAACCCCCAAGAGGCGGAAATGCTGCGCCGAGCTGGTGGCTCTGGCACAATCAATCCCCAAACTGGCCTGCGCGAATACAAGCCGTTCTGGAAGAAAAAGAATTTTGGTCTAGGATCTAGTCTTGGCCCAGTCCTCGCGGCAGCTGCGCCGATTGTCTTAAGCATTGTCGCCCCAGGCATTGGCACGGCGATCGGCACGAGTATCGCAGGCGGCCTTTTCGGGGGCACTGCCATGGCTGGCTTGGTGCCATATATTGCGCCCGCCCTCGGCGGTGCTCTTCTTGGCGCCGGCTCGTCTGCACTGACTGGCGGCAATCTAATGCAGGGCGCCTTGAGTGGCGCAATTGGCAGTGGCTTGGGCAATGTTCTTGGCCAAGGCATTACTTCTGGCTTGGGCCTGGGATTGGGTGAAACTGCCTCGAATATTTTGGGCGGCACTATTCTCGGCTCGGGTGCCTCGGCTATTCAAGGCCGTAACCCGTTTAGCGGTGCTCTGCGTGGTGCGTTGGGCGCTGGCATTGGCGCTATCGGCAAAGAATTTGCTGGCGACATTGCTGGCTTTGGTCCTGGCGCTGGCGGCACTGAGGGCATTAAGCGCGGCATTGAGGCGGGCACCTCGGGCTTTGGCACTGGCCTGACTGCCGGGATGGATCCAAAGCAGGCGGCGGCGGCCGGCGTTCTGTCTGGCTTGGCATCTGGGTTTATCAAGCCATCCCAATCTGTGGTTCAGAATATGAGTGGTGAAGTGCCACTGGCAACGCCTGTGCAACAGCCTGACGGCACGCTAGCGCCGGCGCCGGGTTCTGCTGGCGTGATGCCTGACGGGCGCCCTGGCGTGTATCAGGCTGATCCGAGTACTGGTTTCATTGAATTGAAGCCCGCCCCCGGAACTTACCAACTGAACGAACAAACCAGACAGATGGAGTTTAGGCCACAACAGCGTGGCATTCTTGAAACTTTAGGTCTTGGCGCTCCTGCAGGGCAGACGCCGGCGGCTGCCGGCGGCCAGTCTTCTGGCATTGGCGGCCTTCTCGGCGGCAATCTTGCGCCTCTTCTTGCGGGTGGCGCGCTGCTGGCATCACAGGGTGGCGGGCAGGCTCAAGCCGCCCCGCCACAAACGCGAGCGTTGCCGGCCGCGCAGCAGGAATACATCAACCGTCCGGGCGTTGTCTGGGATTGGGCCAGGATGCAGCGCGATGCGACAGCAAGCAATCTGACGCTTGATCAATTCATGGCGCGCAATTGGCCGAGGGTCACGTCTGGCGAATACAATGCCGCTCCGATGGCGCAGGGTGGCCTGAGCATGGTGTCTCGTTTCGTAAGGGGCGGCGGCACTGGCCGATCAGACGAAATCAGCGCCAAGCTTTCTGATGGCGAGTATGTGATTGACGCCGAGACTGTCGCGATGCTTGGTGACGGATCTAGTAAGGCTGGCGCAAAAAAGTTAGATGAAATGCGCAACCAAATCCGGCAACATAAGGGTAGGGCGCTGGCCAAGGGTAAGTTTAGCCCTGACGCCAAGTCGCCCCTGACATATCTGAAGGGGGTCGCATAATGTCTGGCAGTCTGTTTCAAGGTACGCCACAGGCGGCCACCTCTTATGTCACGACCACGCAGGAAATGCCTAAGTGGCTGCAAGATGCCATTTACAATCAAATTCAAGTCGCGACCAATGTGGCCAATCGCCCCTACACTCCATACACGGGGGATATGGTTGCTGATCTGACGCCCCTTCAGCAGCAGGCCTACCAACAGGCGCAGCAGAATGTTGGCGCGTATTTGCCCGATATGTCTTTTGCCACCTCCGGCATGAAGAACATCAGTCAAGATACGACTGCGCCTGAATTGCAGGCGGCGCAAAACCCATACCTTCAGCCTGCTTTGTCTGGCTACAATCTTGGCGCCGGTCAGGGGTATTTCGCCCAGGCTGGTGGCATGAACATCCCCGGCGCGGCGCAGCCGCTTATGGCCAAGGCAGAGACGACGACTGGCCAATCTTTGGCAGAGCGTGCATTGACCGCCGCCAATCCCTACTTGACTGCCGCCGGCCAGACGTCTGCCTCGCAGGTTGGCCAATATATGTCGCCCTACCAGCAGGGGGTCTTGGATGCCATTGCCAAGCAGGGCGCCAGGAATTTGAGCGAGAATATCCTTCCCCAGGTGTCTGATGCGTTTGTTCGCGCCGGGCAGTTTGGATCTTCGCGCATGGGTGAATTGGGCTCTCGGGCAATCCGTGACACGCAAGAGGCCGTCCTGAAAGAGCAAAGCCAAGCGATGCAACAGGGCTATGCGCAGTCTATGGCGGCGGCCCAAGCTGATCTGGCGCGCCAAGGGCAATTGGCTGGCACTGTGGGTGGCATTGCAGGCTCTGACCTGTCGCGCATTCTACAGGGCGGTGCTCAGCTTGGCAGCTTGGGCCAAGCGACTGGCCAATTGACTGCACAGCAAATGCAAGCCTTGGCAAACCTCGGCCAGATGCAGACGTCTGCCGGGCAGGCGCAGCAACAGTTTGGCTTGACTGCCGCCCAGCAGGTTCAGCAGGCGCAGGCGCAGGATTTGGCGCGTCAGGCGGGTGCCTTGCAGAACCTGACCGACATTACGCGCCAAACTCAAGCATTGCGCACTGCAGACGTCGCGGCCTTGGAGGCGGCTGGCAGTGCCCAGCAGCGCCAGAGCCAAGCTGATTTGGATGCGGCTAGGATGCAATTTGAGCGCGAGCAGTTGTATCCACGCCAGCAGCTTGATTGGCTGAGCACTCAGATCCGCGGCATGGCGCCGATCACGCCGTCTCCGAGTGTGCAGTCTGGCGTGACTACCGGCCAGACGTACTCGCCGTCTCCGCTTTCTCAATTGGCGACTGGGTTGTACACCTATAAGGGCCTTCAGAACATTTAAGGAGCCGGGATATGGGAGCCAAACTTAATAATCTCATGCAGCAGTATGGGATTATGCCCGGAAATGGCTTTGCCTCCGGTGGCCGTGTGCGCACACATTACCAGACGGGTGGCGGGGCTGAGGTTCCTCCCTCCTCTGATCCGCTTGAAGAGCTTGATGCCTTCTATTCCAATCAGCGCAATTTCTCTCGCCCCCAAACTTTAGGCCCAGCATCGACTTAT